ATGTGTGACGGCTCAATTGCCCAGTCCGCCTCTATACTCTTATACAGCCCCTTCGCTATCTCTGTCCAACTCCAGACCGTGTCAAACTGTTTATGTAGTATTTTCATTGTCCGATTATCCTCCTGCTGTCAAGATGGATTATTGATTTATACTTGTTTTTTATATCTTTTACGCTCTGCGGATACATACCGATTATTATATCCGCTTGTCGCTCTGTGTTGATGGTATGCTCGTATTCTGGCATTGCCTTCTTGTTGTGTGTCATCAGGTTCTTGTAAGCCCAATCTTGCTGCCCTATCAACCAAGATATTGTTTTCTTCTCTTTCATAAGTCCTTCCCCCATACTAACCCCTGCGCCTGCCGCTCGTAGTATAACGCCCTGTCTGTTGTTAGGTGTAAGGTTTTCGCTTCTTTATCCGTCTGGTCGCTTTCGTGCCGATGTGAGATAACGATTTCTTCTTTATGCCAATATGTCCGCTTGATACTGCTTGCGTATTGCCACAACTCGTTGTCCCCTGCACATACATTGTATTTCGGGTAATAACACATCCGCATTGGAAACCTGTCCGCAAATGCCCGCCCTATCACTACCATTCCGCTCCTGTGAACTGGGTTCTCTTGGTTGACACTCATTACCCAGTCGGTATCGCTACAATTCCCCTCAAAATCTGTTACTACTGAATATAAGCCGTTACCTATAAACTCTATATCGTCGGTCAGGGTTATGACTGCGTCGGTTTTCATCTGCCGTAACCTGTCATTCCAGATGCCAAACACCATCCGCCTTGTTCTGTTGATACCGTAATAGATGTTTAGCCCACACTGGTTCTTGTAAGCCCGCTGTAATCGGTTAAAACTCTCTATATCGTTGTTGTCAAATTGGATGTGTATATCTATATCAGGTGCCCTGTCCTGTATGGTCGCCTCAATGGATGTTAGTAAGCTTATCAGTTTTTCAGGTCGCTTGTATGTGGGTATTATTATTTCAAATCTCATCTATTCTTGTTCCCCTCTGTTGTTATAGGTCGCAAGGGGCAAGGACAGGAAGTTCCCCGCCCCTCGCTTTTTCGCTCCACGCCCGATTAGGAAGCGGTTAATTGCAGTTTCGCAAATGCGCTACCAAGTGCGGGTTTGAAATCGTGCCTTACTTCAAACCTAATGAACCGCATATTCTGCTGGTATGCGCTTAAAATGTCTTTCAAAGCTCCTTCGCTGTCATATACCCCAATAGTTGCTTGGTCGCTTGGGAGTATCGCTAACTCTTTCCTGTTCCCAAAATAACAGTTCTGCAGGTTCCCAAAAACCATTACTACATCGTTTGCTGTGGGAATAGCAGGAAATGCATCGGTTGTCGCTATTTCAAACCCCCATATCTTTTGGGTTGTCCCGTCAGGTGATGTGGTAAGAAGGTATTTGCCCGTCTCTGTATCTTTCATCCTTTCAAGCACGCCGACAAAGTTTCTGTTACAAAACCATTTTGCACCTCTGGCCGCACTGCCCTTGATAGCGTATTTCATCCTGTTGAGGTCGTCAAGGGTTACTGCCTCAACTGAAGCCCCGCTTGCAGGAACGGTTATTACGCTATCAGGGTTGGTTGTGTTGACTATCCCTGCTATTCTGTCGCCGTTACCGAAGAAACAAGACTCGTCTTCTCTCTTGGTAAGCGCTTCGGGTATTATCCTCATCAAGTAAGCTACAAGGTCAGGCGCTGAATCGTCTATGACATCCTGCGTCATTAAAGCTATACCTGCGGCGGTCTGTGCTTCTAAAGTGACTTTCCCGAAAGACGGTTTGCTAATGCCTTTCTTCCCGCCCTGTGCGGTATAGAACATCTCTACACCTGTCAGTCCTGCGGGCATTTCTTTTTTCACGCTTCTCATAGGCACAGAAAAACATTCTTTTCTCGCAACGCCATAATCGTTAGCAAGGGTGAATATCTGGTCGCTAAACTCGGTAGGAGTGATAAATGCGCCCTCGCTACCAGTTACGGAGTTGAGCCAGTCGGCTTTCTGCAGAGCAGCAAAAGCTCTTGGGTCTTTGAAAATCTGTGCTTTAGCTATAAGAGCCACTCGTTCGCACACCTCTTCCCATTCCAGTTTTTTCTTTTCAGGTATTGGGGATATTATTGAGGACGAAATAGCGGGGTCGGGAATACCTTTAAGCTTGTTCTCTATCGGTGCGGTCAATTTCCCTATCTTCTCGTCCATCCGTTTTTCTATCTCAGCCATTAACTCTTCTATTGTTTTCATTTATTCGTTCTCCTTTTACTTCTATATTTGTTTTTACCACCCTAATATCTCCGCCAATGGCTGATATTTCTGGGTATTAGTGTATATTTTATTTTCCTGTTATCCTGCTAATTTTGCTATCAAACATCTTTTCCATTTCTGTCATTATGGATTTGCATTTCTCCTCAGTGATAATTTCAGGTTTAGGGTGCTGTGTCATATCCAGCCCCTGTATATCAGATAACAAGAGGGTTTTCTCTGGTTTAGGTGTTTCCTTTGGCTCGGTTTCGCTTGTTTTGGGTGTTTCTGCCTTACTTTTCTCTTTCAGGATAGCCAATACCTCTTTAAGTAAGGTAATAGCGGTTTTTATGCCCTCGTTGGTTTCCGCCTCGCCCTCTGTGTGTTTTGCCTCTGGTGCGGGAGTAGGGGGAGATGTTTTTTCTTGTTTTAGTTTTTCTTCTTGTCCTGTTTCCTTTTTGTCTTTTCCATTGTTCTCTTGTTCCGTTTTGTTCTCCCCCTGCCCTTGTGTTTTCGCCTGTTCTTCTTCAAGTTTTTTCTGTCGCTCTATCTCTACCGCTAAAAAGTCCTTCATCTCTTGCGATTTAGCCGATTTGATAGCAATGGTTATCGCCTTAGGGTTCGCTGGCACTGGCACTTTGCTGTATTCTAACAAATGCCATTTGGTATAAATGTATTCGGGCTTGCTCTTGATGTTGTATTTCGCCCTTGTTTCCTCATACTTCTCTTTTTGTTCCTCGAATACCCACTCTTTAGGGATAAACCCAATGCTGTTGGCTAATGCCCCGTTAATACTCGCTTCATACACATCTTTTGCAAACTCGCTATTAAAATACTCTGTCCTGCTCTTAATACTCTGCCCGTCAACCTTCTGCCACTTGCTCACACCTACGGGTATGCTGTTATAGTTATGCCCAAACAATACCGTTGGGGTCTTGGCATAAGATTTGAAATCACAGCCCTCTGGTATCATTACATCGCCCACCCTGTCCTCGTCTATGGTGCTGATGATGTCTATTGTCGCAGGAGTGCCGTTATCCCCCTCGTCTGTCGCTTTCTCGCTTGTCCCTGCAAAATACCTATACTGAATATCCTGCTCTTTGTCTATCCCCTCAAAATCTTTTAGCAGTTTCTCGTATTTTTCCTTGCTTAACGATTTTTCTTTCTTTTCGAGATACTCCGCTACTTTTATTTTCATTTTGTTTCTCCTATAATTGTTTTTTCGCCTTCTTCGTCTTCTTCTGGTTTCCAAATGCCCGCTAATATGTTGCACCTGCAGGACGGATGAACAGGACCCGCCATAACGCCCGCAGAAAAAGCTTCATCTATCCGCCTGTGTTCCATCTCTAATGGAGCGCATACCGCACAAACCCGTTCATCTAACGCTGTGCTCCAGGTCTTGTATTCGTATTTCATCCGTGTGTAGCACTCCAGTTCCGCCTCGTTCATTATCCGTGCAACCTCAGTCCTTGCTATTCTTAAACTTCTTACAGGGTTCATCCCCTCAATATAATTGCTATTATAAAGTATTTCCACATCCCGCTGGATATGTGCTGTCGTCCATCCCTCTTGGACTGCTATCTCTAACAACTCCCGCAAATCGTTCTGGATGGTCTGGTTTATCGTAAACCCATACAGGTCTTGCCATTTCGCTACAACCTCGTTGACATACGCTTCTAACGATGAAACCGTAAATCCAACAGCTTCCAGCGCTTCTAACGGAATATCTGCAGGCAGGTCAGGTGGAATAATAGG